TTGGGCACGGTGACGCCGAACGACACCATGACGGTAGTTGCCATGTCGCAGTAATAAATTTTCTCGACTGTCGGCAAATCCTTCCATTTGTATCCACGATAAAGCATCGGGTGACGATGCTCTATCTGCGGATCGTCGCAGTTCTTTTTACGGAACTCGAAGAGGCTCATGCCGGCTTTCATCACGTCAGCCGACGTTGCCTTGACTGTGGTTCCCTTACCCATCACGGTGCCCACGCTGTGTTCGCGAAGGCTTCCGCCAGCCAGCGCAGTTGCTCTTCGTTGGCGTCCTGTGCCCGCTGAAGGCCACATACCGCCAACACCTTCCTCACGCCCGCGATCCCGTGACCCGCCTTCGAATAGGCGTCCATCAGGTGGACCACCTGTTGCTGCAACGGGCTCTGCGGCGGGGCTGCCGGCTGCGGGGGCGGTGGTGGTGCCGGCGGTGCCGCCGGGGCCGCCGGGGCCGCCGGGGCTCCACCCGGTGGCGGGACCGGGGGCAGCGCTGTAGGGCGGGCTGGCGGTGCGATCTGCCCTTGCACGCCAACTTGCCCGTTGCCGGCTACGTTGATCCCGGCGGCGGCAAGCGCGCTCACTGCCCGCGTGATTTCGTCTGGCGTCAATGGCCCGACGATAAGCTGTAAACTCAATGTCGTCTCCTATGGTTTGGATTTACACTGCTTCGGTAACACGCTTTTACAAGCCGGTCAATCAGGCATTGCCGGCATCGGCTCGCCTTCGATATCAGCTATCGAACGCGTTTTCTGCATGACGAGTTCGTTTACACGTTCGTCAAAGGTATGAGCCAGACTTACAAATCTGACAAAGCACGGACGGGTCTGTCCTATGCGATGAATGCGTTTCACCGCCTGTGCGTTGCCGGCTGGTGTCCAGTCGCTCTCAAGCATGTCGAGCCTGTTGGCTGCGAAAAGGTCAGACCCCAGACCAGCCGATTTGATGTTGCCGACGAAGACTATACACGCCGGGTCATTCTGGAAACGTTGCACTGCTATGTCGGCTTGCCGGTCGGAGACTGTCCCGTTGACGATCACCGACTGTATGCCGTGGCTGAGCAAGAACTTGTGGATAAACGTCAGCGCGTCCACGTGAAAGCCCATGACCACGTGTTTCTCGTATCCTGTGGTCACCAGATCGTTCAGAAGGATGTGCGCGTACGGCGCGGCTTTTGCTTCCGCCAGCAAACGCCTTAACGTCATGATGTGCTGGGCGTCGATGAAGCTGAGCCCGCCTTCCTGCACCGCGTGAATGATGGCTTGGCTAAGCTGGGGGTATTGCTTCAACAGGTCCAATATGGGTTTGGTGTTGCCGTCCACGATCATGGCATCAAGCCTGATCTTGGGAAGCTGAAAGCCTACGTCGGCCAGCGTGCGTTGTATGCGATGCGAGTTGATGGCAGCGGTCAATTCGTCCAGCTTGTTGTCCTTGACGGTTGTCCGCGTGCCATACACGGAACTACGTGCCCAGAAGAATTCTTGTGTGAACGTATACTGCGTGTCGGAGACAGCGCCCACCAGTTTCAGGAATGTGTAGATATCAAGCGGGTCATTTGCCATTGGCGTGCCGGTCACGTGCCAAACGTGTTCGGCCCAATTGATCAGTCCGCCTGATCCGGTAAAGTCCTTGCCCAGCAAGGCACGCGTGCGCCCAGCCTCGCCATTCTTGACGTAGTGCGCTTCGTCCATTGCGACGAAGTCGATTGGCTCGCCAGACGCGTAGACCGAGCCGGCCCACTTTGTAGCTAGCTCGTAGCTGGTCACTAGGATGTGGTATCGTCCACGCTGCCACGCGAGAAAGTCGTTGATGTTCCGGCCTTCGGTAATGCGGTAGCCACGTGTTGCCCATTTGTGGAACTGGGCGACGGTGTTTCGTCGTAGCTTAGCCGGAACCACCATGATCCCACGGCTAGCTCCAATGGCGTCGGCTGCACGAATGATCTGAGCCGTTTTGCCCAGTCCCATGGCATCATGTAGGCCAGCCCTTGCGCGATTGGCGAGGAAGTTCACGCCTTGTTGCTGATAGGGGTATAGCGGCTTGAACGCGCTTGGCTTTATCTGGTTCATAAGTTGGCCACAACCAGAATGCCAAGAGCTATGCCAATGCCTGCCGCCAGCGCTGGCGATATGAGATGGGCAACGAAGATAGCGCCTACCGCTATGAATGGCGATAGAGCTAATAACGTCACCATCGTGTCTTGCTTTGTCCAGCGTTCACGTGACATTAGTTCAAATCCTTTGCCACGTCTTCAACCGAAAGCGCGCCTTTGATCTCCATCGCGGCTTGAAACGCTGAATGGCCTAGTGCGATGAATTTTTGATATACCTCTGGATTGTGCCGGCTGGCAGCCGCCAAGACGCGAACAAGTTCGACCTTATCTGGTCCAGCCATATAGAAAACACGAAGATACGTTGCGTTCGCGTCGTCAACGTATTCGCACATTAACGTGACTTCAACCAGTTCGTTTATGTCAATTGCCATAACCCTAGCTCCGGTTCAAGATTGTTTCACCGTAGTAGGCTAGCATGGCCGCTTCAGCCCTGTCAAGTAGCCTGCCACCCTTCGGACCACGCCACATGTCGCGATACGTGGGCAACAAGTCGTCTGCGCGTTCTATAATCGCTTGGTCTGGTTCCTTACCTGATTGCTTACCCGGAACCCTAAGAAGTTTCTTCCATGTTTGCGGCGGTACTTCCTCGACAGGTATCTTCGCCGCAATGCAGGCCATGCGAACAAGCCCAGCGCAAAGGCCCATAGCAAACATACCACGATCACCGGGCCGCTCCCATAGCTGTTCGATAACAACACGGTCGGCTCCCTTCAGCATGGCCAATTCAAAGTAGTTTAATAGCGCCACGTCATCGACGCGGTTACGCTTGGTCTTGTTGACTGTGATCTTGTAGACCGGCATATTCTCGATGACCATGATGCTACGAACGTGGTCATAATATGCCAGCGCGCCGCCAAGCCCAACATCCACGCCAATCGTGGTCAATGTTTTTTCTTTCCACTGCTCTTGACCAATTCGTCAAATGCGGCTTGACCTTCCGAGGATTTCGCCCAGTCGTCGCTTTCTTCCTTGCCGGCGTCGAATTCGCCATCGACCACTCGTTGCGCGATGTTGGCTGCGGCTATCCGGGTGCTTTCGTGGGTTGATATCCTGACCACGTAATGTAGCTCTTGCATGAGCCTCATAACTGGCAACGCGTGGTCTGAAAGAAAGTCATGGAATTCGTTTTGTTCGGCTCGCTTGGCCATGGTTTCCAAGCCGGCCGCACGTAACGCGTCAGCAAGACGTTGACTAGACTTGGCAGTGGTCACATACGCCCCCTTTTGCGGCGTTCCTTACCTATGGTCGCTTCCCATGCTGCCTTGGCCAGTAACATCTCTGGCAGCAACGCAATGGCAATGTATTCTTCGTAGGTCGGGCGACGTAGCTCCGACGTGCCCAAGAACACGCTGATCCTGCCGCACTCAATGCATAGTGTGCCGTCGCCACCTTGTGGCCGGTTGTGCTCGCCGGCAAGCTGGTGAGACATGTCCATCTCGTGCTTGCACCACGGGCACTTGAACGCCTTGTGGTGATGATGGCTGGGAAGGTCTGTCATTGTGCAACCAGCCGGCTTTCTTCCATCAACACGATGTGTATGTAATAGGGCTCTTCGTCCACATCACGCCCGCACCGGCTTTGCATGACCTTCCAGCTATGCACCTTGTACTTCTTCAAGGCGTGCTCCATCGCTTGATAGATCACGTCTTGAATGTTCGCCGGCCAATCCTGCAACTCACCGGGCAGGTAACCGTCTACGTTAGCCTTGATCTCGAATACCCGGCCAAAGACTATCCGGGTTGGAACTGGTCCGCTCTCCATGCTTTCCCCACGTTTGTCACGTTTAGCGTTTGCGGCATTGTCTTGGGTGGCCCAAAGTACCGATACAGCTTTTCGAATGCCGTCTGCGTGTATCCCGGCCCAACGATATACGCCCACGGCGTGGTCGCCGGGAGGTTCACGATTGCCGCCGTTGCGTCTGTGTCGGTAACGACCACCGTAATGCCGTTGTTGGCCTGTATCGACACACCGTAGTGCCGACACTGTTCGATAGCACTGTCGAGTGAGCCCGCCAAGATGACGCACGGAATATTTTTATCACGTGCCAAATACGTTGTTGGATCGTCCATCAGGACAGCCATGACCGCATCTCCTAACCCGGTGCCACTACTACGGATAAGACGTTAGTTGGTTGGTAGGCAATCACGTGGTCACCTTTGATGATTTCAAGCCAGCCGTTTTCGAGGATCACGTCGTCAACGAGTGTCATCACTACGTTGGGTGGCGTACCAGCGAAATCGATGGTGACTTTCTTCGCGCCTGTGCCGGGTGACGTGTCGCCGGGGTAGGCTACTCCGCTGGGCGATACGACTACCTTTTGAATGGTGGTATACGCCCACGAATAGCCAACGCGCGTATCAGTCGCTTCGTCATACGTGACAAACCAGTTTGGTCCAAACGTTGCATAGTCGCATGAACCAGAAATCCATACTGCGCCAGTGCTAACGTTTGTGATCTTAAAATCCTTGACAGCCATTAGCGCCGCTCCCTGACTTGCTGTTGCCGCGCGTGGTGCTCACGTTGGTCAACACGTTGTTTACGCTCCAACGCTTCCTTGACCACCATGAACCCGGCCAACCTGTCGTTAACGTATCTTAGCAGTATTTCCCAGAATGGATCGACCACCCAATTGCTCATTGCCGCGCGTGGCCCATGCCGGTCAACGAGTTCTGCACGCGCCATGCCTAGCGCCTTGGCTAGCTCTTTGGGCGTCAGATCGAGTGCGATCTGAATACCCGTCATGAAGTCATCGTCTGAGCGTGGTGCGGGTTCTGACCTTGGTCTGTCCGTGATCGCCGGGACCGCGCCAACCTTCCTTCTTGATAAATTGCCGAGGTCGCTCATTGAACGGTTCCCCTGCCGCCGGAAGAACCGTGCATTCTTCCGGCGGCTCTTCATCCGTCTGCCACGTCCTGTGGCAGACCGTGCATCGGATCATGTCGCCAAAGCGTAGCGTATGCCTATGTTCCATTGCATGCCTTTCATAGCGGGATGATCTTGTTGGCCATCTCCATCAACGCACGTGAGTGCTTCATCACGGTGTCGTGAAGCGCCTTGCGCCGGCTGACATCGGGCGGGGTATAAAAAACCTTGCCCTTCATGATGTTGGCGAGTGTCGGCCGGGAAATCCCCATGATCTCGGCCAAGAGTTCGTCTTTCAACCCGGCGTGGTCCTTGATGGACTGAAGAACCTCTTTGGATATGTGATCCGGGGGTGGTGTTCCGGCTGCGGAACGGGTCTTCTTGCCACGTCCTGATTTCGTCGGCGGCGCGGCACCAACGTTGACCGCTGGCGCGCTTTGTGGGGGCGGCGGCGGGGGAGGAGGGGGCGGCGAAGAAACCTTCTGGGCGGGGCTCTGCGGGGCAGGACGCGGCGGGGGCGGGGGCGGCGGTCTTGTGGCCGACGTGTTGGTCACGCTTTGCCCATCGGACCCGTTGGCTGCACCCGCAAGGTCAACGTAATGGGTGTTTTCGTCCAAGAGTTCGCCGGCTTCGATTGCCTTGGCCCACGCGTCGAGTATTTTTATATTCCCATTGCGTGCTTGACGCAGCGTGACCGCGTCTTCAAGGGTTATTCCCAGCCTGCCGGCTGGCGCTTCGGCCAGCGCATCATCGTCTTCGCTGACCAAGTCCAATTCGTCTTTAAGGGTCTTCGGATCAGGAAAACTTAGCATAATACGGTTGAGCACTGCGTTGACTTGTTCAGGCATAGGCATAGTCTCCGTTTGGTTTATCGATGCTTCTAGTTGGTCACGCACCGTGCCGTATTGAGCCAAGTCGTCAGTGACGATACCAGCCCCGGCGAGTATCTGATTGGGCGTGCGTTGCCATGTCAGTTGTTTGTACACTTCCTCGCTGAATTTACGTGCCAGCCTCTCGACTTCGCCTTCCTCCCAGATGCGAGCCTCTGTCGAATTGACATATAGCCAACTTGCTGACAACACGTCGGTGAAACCTTCGAACAGGTTCAGCAAGCCGTCATCGTGGCCTTCGTACCAGTCGGATTGCTGGTCGTCAGGCGGTGGTCCGTTGGTCTTTTCGTATTCAGCGTACCAGTTTTCTATATCTGGCAAGATCATAGCTTGTGCCTCTGCCAGAATAGTCTGCTTGACCAGCCCAACGAGTATCCCTGCCGCGCCTTCTGGCGATTTAAGCCGGCTGCGTTTCCAAGCCGGGTCATCGTCCAATTGCTTCAGAAGATAATCCCGACCACCCGACAGGAGTGCAATGCTAAGCCGCATTTGTTGGTGACCCCGGCAATGCCGACTGGGTTTTGACCACGTCGGTACTGAGTGCCATCGACGTGTCCACGGATATCGTGGTAACGTGTTGGATACGTAATGCCAGATAGCCGTCGATGTTGACCCACGCCAGCCCGTTGGCCCCGGTCACGAGTTCCAGCGTGTTTGCGCTGGTGAGTTCGAAGGGAACCCTTGTCACGTCGCCTTGGCTGCGCTGGATCACTTCGGCCATGTTGGTGGCAAACATCCCCATCTGCGCTCTCCCGGTTGGTTTGTAACCGAGGCATCATAGACACGTTTGTCAGGGATGTAAAATGGAAACGGGGGCGGATTGGCCACCCCCGTTCCCCGGCGTCAGGCGGAGCCCCGCCAAGACCGGATCAAGTCAAGGCCCCACGCTGGGCCGTTTAGGCTGCCTTCCTGATGATCCCCTTCTCGGACCCCGGCGCAATCCGGTAGACAACCACGCCCCAATCCCCGGTGCCGTCGCCGGCTTCGGGATCACGCGCCTTGCGGAACGTGTAATCGTGGGTTTCCGGGTTCGCCTTGCGAATGCGTCGGCCAATCGATGTAAAGCGATTGATAAGCTTGCTGCACTGGTCCTTTGCTGCCTTCTCGCGCTCTTCGGGAGCGGTGATCGTGTCGGGCACTTCGGCCGGGACGAAGAACCATGCAAACTGCGTGGGCGCATTCTTGCCCTTGCCCGGTGCCGGTCCCGGCATGTCGAACATGAGCTTCTGGAATACGCTCTCGCCGCCTGCCCTGCCCTTGCCACGAGCCGCATCAGGAATGGTGGTCGTGAACTTGACAGTCGGTAGGCTGATGCCCTGTGCTTCACTCATCGTACTGTTCCTTTGTTGATCGTGTGCTTGTTGAACATGTCTTGGGCTTGAGCTATCTAGTCGGCTTTGTTGGTCGTGTCAACCAGCCGAATGACGATTGGCCAGTCGTTTTCGTAACACGTGGTCATCCAATCTTTTGCGCCTTCAAGCGCAAGCTGCCACGTCGAGAAGCGCTTGGCGGAACGATGCCACGGCAAGCCGTTGCCGAACTCGGTAACGGCCATGAAGTCAAACGTCCAGTTGTTCATGTTACCTTGTCTCCATTGGCCACCAGTGCGGTGGCATTCGCCCACACGCAAGTCTCGTCAACCTTGACCACGCGAACGGCATGCTTCTTGCTGTAAACGCGTCCGGTGGTCATGGCGTCGGCTTGGTAGCGGGCTTGTCCGACTTCCCGCCACCAGACTTCATGTTGTCGCGGATCGTTGATCGCGATTTCGATGCGATAATAAGTCCCGCCGGACCCTATCAACGCCATTATTTGGAGAACTCCTTGATTGCGCGTTCGACAGCGCCCATGCGACGGGCAATGTCGGCTACCCACATGGCACGTTCGCTGTCACGCAGGGTTTTCTTGCGGTAAACAGCCGCGATGTTTTCAACCATCCGGTCGTACACCGACTGTAACTCCTTGCGTATGGCGTAGTTGTCCATCTCGTTGCCCATACGCGTGGCTTCACCCTTCACGAATGTGATCTTGTCGTTCTGTCCTGCCATTTCCGTGTTTCCCGTGTGATTGATCAGTGTTGCTTACCGTATGAATTTAATCTGGATCGAAAACCCTGTCAAGCCTTCGGTTACAAATATTTTTATGTTTTCGAGATATATGTAATCACCAACGCCCAATGATTCGTCGCCGCCTTGATCGCGCCACCAACGCGTTGGCCACGTGATAATTTTGGAAAACTTGTTTATGACAGGCGTGTGGCCAACGCGTCGGCCACGTGAACAGCGTTCACTTATATCTTACATACAAGTTTTTAACGCGTTACGTGTTACACCTTACATACAAGATACATGGCCAACACGTTTGCCACGTGTAAGCCTTGAACGTGTTGGGTGTTGGGTGTTGGGTGTTGGGTGTTGGGTGTTGGGTGTTGGGTGTTGGACGCCAAGCCAAGCTTGACCAGCCGGAAACATCAACGCTAAGCCATCACAGCGCGCGTCACAGGCGGGTTTTGACGTTGGCCGGTAGGGGAGTAGCGCAAATAAAAAAGCCGGCTGGTTGCCCAGCCGGCTCGCAGGAAACGCCTGTTCGCCTATGAGTTATACAGGCAAAGCGTCTCGCCATATGGTGGCTTAAGCTTGTCCGTGTTGGGCTGCGTGTCGGTTATCGCCCAAAGCACGGGAATTCCGGGGTCATCTCCCCATGCACTGGTCTGACCATCCGTCACGAACACGATGGCAACCATATCTTGGCCATCTAACGGAACCCGTTCCATCGCCTTGTCAAAAGCCGTGCCACCTCCCGTTGGCCGTTCCGGCTGGATTTCGTCTCCAATCTCATAGCGCTTGATGGATTGAACCTCGGTATCAACCAGCCATACTTCGATTGCGTCGCACGCCTTGTCGTCAAGTGCCGACTGAGCAACCTCAAGCGCTTGCCTTGCCTTGGTCCTATCCATCGATGACGACACGTCTAGGAACATGCCAACGCATGATGGCCGTATGACTTTCCGGCCGGGTAGCACAGTGCCAATGGCTGCCGCGTTGCGTGACACCCGTGCCCATGTTGTTTGCTTGGTTCCTAGCTTGTCAATCCATTCCCGCATTGTCTCGCGACAATCGATGGCCGGCCGCAACGCGTTCACGTTTCGAACATCGTCAAGGTAGGACGCAACGCCTTGGCCAGCTTGCCATCCTGTTGACGCCTTGCGAGACGCGCCAAGCGTCATCGCTACTTCCTCTTGAACCTTGTCAAAATGTTGCGCGCGTTGCTCGCCACTCATTTGCGAGCCGTCATCGTTTTTCGGCTCACGCATCCGGCCAGACACTTCCTTGTGCGGAACGTTGGCGTCATCGCCTTGGCCTTGGCCTTGGCCTTGGCCTTGGCCTTGGCCTTGGCCTTGGCCTTGGCCTTGGCCTTGGCCTTGGCCTTGGCCTTGGCCTTGCGAGCCGTCTGAGCCTTCCTGTGAGCCTTCCTGTGAGCCTTCCTGTGAGCCTTCCTGTGAGCC